CGCAATCGAGTTGCAAACTGTGCTGTGCGGTACGCTTTAAGTTGTTTTGCCCTGTAGGTAGCGCTCTCCATGAGCGTAGCCATTTCTGCGGCTCATTATTATCAGCGTAAACATTTAGGTTGTACTTGTAAATAGCGCCTGTTTCGTAGTCGCCGATAACAATGTTGCCTTGAAAATTGCACTGGTTGTTGCCCCGATGACGGGTAAACGAACCATTATTAAGCCCTGCGCGTTCATGCCAGGCTTGCGTTGCTACGTCATACACCCAAGTAATGTTGGCCGTAGGAAAGTTCAGCACGTAAAAAGCATGGCCGTCTTGCTGGTAGGTGTAAGCTACCGCATTGCTCATATTTAAATTCTTTTGTATTGAGTACTCAACCGCGTGGGTGCTAACACGTTGACCTGTGTAGCCGTTGGCACGGTAGATAATGCCACGACCTCTAGCGTCTTGCCCAAGCCAAAACAAACCATTGTCTAGTTTGGCGGGAGTAAACGCCGCCGCGCAACCAATCTCGTTAAACGCGCCTTGTATGCGTTGCAAAGGGAAATCAGCGCCCCCTTGGTTATACCAAACCTCAACCGTGTCCGTGCCGTACACCCACAGCTCTCTGTGGTCAGCGATAAGCGCCACCACACCGTCAGGCGAGCCTTCAGCACTTGCAAAGTCTAAAGGGTCAACGGATGTACCGTCTAGCAGTTGCGTTACCCAAATAATTTGACTGTTGGGCTGGTTAAATACAAAGTAGCCATCTAGGTAACAGACTGTCACCGCGCCCTCAAAATCAGGGTCTATAATTTGGGCAAATACGTTAGTTGACTGGTTGTAAATAAACCCATCAGGATTACAGGCAAAGAACAGTTGTGTGCCGTTATCCGCGATAGATACAGGGCCTGTACCTGTTAGATTGCCGACAAGTGTAGGCGTTGCGGTCAAACCCGTTAGCTTGTAAACGCCTGTGCCACTGACAACATAAAAAGTATCGGCGTTTGTTTGGCTAGACCACAATGCACGAATAGGCCCAGTGCCTACGGTTTGTAGAAATTCTAGCCCTGGCGCGCGCTGCAAGAACGCGGGCTCTTTACCGCCTTCGGGGATAACTTCAGGGAACAAGTTAATCATTCTAGCGTCTGCCGCGTTGACCGACCGAGCTACATAAGAACTTCCGAGTATCGGCGTTTTCATTAGATATTGTTAGCGAATATGTTGTATCTTTGGCGCCGCCCCATTAACGGGAATGGCATGGACATGATGTCGCCGGGATTGTTGATGCGCTTCAAATTGCGCTTGCTTGTCATGGCGATGCGTTGCACCTGTGGGCTTGGCTCAACGCCAAACTCAGGCGCTAGCTCACACGCTAAGTTGTAGCGAAACGCCCGCAAATACCCTGGCGGAAACGCCAAGCTAGTAGCGATATCTGCGGGCTGGGTAAGCGCTAACACCGAAACAATGTGCCATTCCAGAAGTTTTGTGGGCGCGGGAAAGATTGTCATCTCAACGTTAGGATACGTTTCGTTGACAAACATCACTTCGGGGTATGAGCTTGTTGCAGACTTTAGCGCAATGCCGTTGTACTGCTCTTGATTGATTAACTTAACGCCAAAAGACAAGCCTGAAGACCCGTCTTTAAAAAACGTTGAATCGTCAATCTTAACCGGCCGCACGCCTACAAAATCGCCCGTAGGCCCAAGCGTGCGGGTCACAACGTTTATTGGCCAAGTAAAGATTTGCGTTTGTGTTGCGTAAACCGCCAAGCGTTCCGTGTTCCAGCTTTCAATCATCTGGTTCATGGCGTCTAGTGAGTCTTGCGTTGCGGCTGCTGAGGGCACTTCGCTCTCGGCTAATTGACCGATAAGCCGTAGCGAACCGTTAATAATATCACCAGCAGTAGCCATAGCTTATTCCTCTTGCGTGTCTGCGTTTTTGCGTCTACGCCCGCGCTGTGCAGGCAATTGGTTAATTATAAGCGTATCTGTGGCTTGTGGCGCTTCAGGAGCGTCATCAGCAGGTTTAATTGTTGCGCTAGGGTCAAAGACCGACCAACCGTTTTTAATGTCTTGTTGGGCTTCTTGGTCTGAAATGGCTACTTTTGCGCCGTGCTTAGGGTGTTGCAGATAAATAACTGGCATAAGTAGCCTTTAAAAGTAAAAATTAGCTCGCGCATTGGCAATGCAATGTTGCAAAGTTAAGTGTAATTGATTCAGCTAACGCGCCTGCTGTGTTGTTGTAAATGCCAACATCAAAGTAGCCTGCGCCGATACCCGCAAGGTAAGTCCAATAAGCATCAACCGTACCCCCCGCGCCGATATTCATAATGACTACATCTTTAGGTGAAATAGTATCATTTGTTACCCGAAACACCGCGGTGTCGTAGGAAGGTAAAGAAGCATTGTTTAGTGTGATGCGACCTGCGGGGGCATTTAATGTAATTCCTGTGGTTTTGTTTGTGAGCTGTGTAACGTCGCCGCTTGCACTTGCCGCGTAGCCAATTTCACGTCTAGCATAACAAGTTTGAAATTCAGGGTCGCTATACGCAACGCCTACGGCTTGTGAGTTTGACATAACTTTTCCTTTAAAAACCCACCCCGAAGGGCGGGGGCATTAAATTAGGCTACAACAGCAAATTGCCATTTAGCGCCATCAGAAATGAACAACTTGCCTACACCAGTTGCATTGGTTGTAACACCAATAGAACCCGCAGCAGCGGTCGTGGTGGTGGTGTTGGCTGTGATAGCCGTGTCGAAAAAGTACAGCCCTGCGCCCGTCTCAGAAAGCAGAACGTTACCGCCTAGCGACTTTTCCTCAGCGACGTTGCCGTCAGAAGTTTGATATAGCATGATTTTTCCTTTCAGAATAAGTTAAAACAACAAGCGGGGGCCTAAGCCCCAGCCTGTTTAGCCCCACATACGGACAGCCATTTGCGGACGAATTACGCTAAAGCCGTAAAGCACGTCAACACGGCAAGGCATACGGTCATTGTTGATGTCGTACTGACGAACAATACGCATCGAAATGCCGTTGTGCACTTGACGTGACGCCATGTCCACACCTTGTGGCATAACCAAGTCAGCGGTAGCAAACGTGATTGCGTCTTTATGGTAGACCAAGTTCTGTGGATACTGGACACCAGCTGCACCAACGAAAACGACCGCAGCGCCGCTAGCTGGCAGAACATCGACAGTAGCGAGAGCCTGTGTGGCCGAATACATTGCGGCGACCGTGATGTCGCCTGCGCCTGCGCCACTTAGCGTAACGTCAGTCACAGCCACGAACTGGAACAACGAACCAGTCGATTCACGGGTCTGTGGGTTAACAGAAAAGCAACCTGCAACAGTAAAGACGTCACCGGCTTTAACAGTACCGGCAGCGCCGGCACCGGTAATAGCGATGGTGGTTGCGCCTTCAACAGTCACAGCGGCTGAAGCCGTGCCGCCGGTAGCGGTACGGGTGCCGGTTGTAAACTGTTTAATCGACTGGCTCATGTTGATTTCTTCGTAACCCAACACGCCTACGCCCATCATGCCGTTCTTAAACTGACGGGAAATGGTTTCCGTTGGGTTAAACAAACCTTTCAAGCCTTCGACTAGCCCAGCGTTGGCTGCGGGGTTAACCGTGGCGTAACGTGACGACATCATGGCAGCGTTTTCGTTCAGCTTTTGCTGAGCCTGCAACAAAACCAATGAAGTTGATGGCGTTGTGCCTGGTGTGCCGACTGTGTTGCCGATAAGTTTAAATGAGTTAGCTACGTCAGCGTCAACGCTTGAGGCCAACTGGCTAATACGTGGCTTTAACACGCGCTCAGCGAAGTCGTCCAACTGCATTGTCAGTTCTTCGGTGGTGAAGTTGATGCCGATGTGCTTCTGGTTATCAACAGTTAAAGTGGTGTTTTGCTCGTTGTCGTCCTGAACTTGCAGGGCGGCACCGCTAGACACCAACGCGCGGTCGGGCAGGCGGATACGCAGGGTTGAGCCAATCTTTGCGCCTTGGACGGCGAACGAGTCGTCGTACTGGCGATTGACGTTACGGGTGATTACCAAGTTGTTCTCAAGAATCTCAAGACACTTACGGGTAATCATGTCGATAGTTAAGATACTGTTAGCCATGATTAAGTCCTATAAAATTAGCGGTTTCGTTGAGCATCCCACTTTTTGACTTGCCGCTGCCGTTCGGCTTCGATCCAATCAGATGTGCTCATCTCTTTGATTGAGCGTGGGTCTGTTGTATCTAAGACCTTACCGGTGCTACCGCGTGCGGTAACGGGCGAAATCGGCGCAGGAGCACTCGACGTTTTTTTAACGGGCGGGCTATCGGCCAATTTGGCTTCTAGCTTTCCCAATTCTTTGGCTTGCTGATAGGGCGCTAGTTTGGAAATCCGGGCGGCCTCTTTCAGATTAGACCCTAAGTAGTATGCTACGTCGGGGCCAACGTCTGAGGCGCGGATGGTTTCGGCCATCACGGTCGTGATTGGAACGTTTGGGTTGTAGGCGACTTGTTCAAAATCGTCATACTTGCCTCGCGCTTCTTCCTCACGGTCGTGGTAGGCTTCTAAGACCTGCGTTTGCTGCTCTTGGAACTGCCTTTGCTGCATCATTTCTTGAGCTTTGCGTTCGCCTAACGCTTGCGCGTAGGCTTCTACAGACTCAAACTGGTCAACAGGGGGCACTTCTTTCGGGCTGATAGGCTGTTCGGCCTGTCGCGCGCGCGTTTCTCTTTCCCACTTTCGCTGTTCTCTTGCAAGTCGTTTGCTGACAATGGCGTCAAGTTCTTCTTGTGTGAAGCTCTTGCCTGCCTCTGCCTCTACTTCCGGCGCTTGTGTTTCTTCAGATTCAGGGGCCGCCGTGGCCTCTTGTTCTGGCGCGGGTGCATCAGGTACTTCCGCTAAGTTTTGGACTTCTTCACTCATTTTGCTTGATTCCTTAGAATCCTCGGTTTACTGAGCCGATACAGTATAAATATACAGTTATTTTAATACTAAAGCTAGTAAAGCAACAACTATTACAGCAATACTGGGTAACACCCAATCTAAAATGCTTTTAGTATTCCAAGCCCTACGCTCAAAGCCGCCGTACCAAGGCATATTTACCCGCTTACCATCATAGAAATAAAGAATGACTCGGTATTCAGCTTGCGCCATCTCGCGCCCTAAATAGTACCCAATTGCAAATAATGCACCAAGCCACCAATTAAAGGGTGAGAGTAAAAGCTGGGCTAAGAGGGCTGGTAAAATGTGCTTCATGCTGTTATTGCTGCCAGTTCAGCCGAAATTAACGCTTGAGGGTAGTACATAACTTTTTGAATAGTACCTTTACTAAATTAATTAAACGTTTTAATAAAGTTAATTTTGGTTTATATGATAAAACACAATCCTCAACGCGCAAGTTAAAACAGTCCAATATCATATCTTACACCTTAAAGTAAACTTGCAAATTTGTCCCGCCAACAGTAATTGTTTGCAACGTGTCGTTAAATGTTAAGGGAACGCCTGCGCCAGCCATTGATACTGCGGCGCCTTGTATCCCAGTTGTAGCTGGATCACTTCTAAAATAAACGGCTGAAACTAATGGAACTGCGGTGTCACTTCCAGGAGGATCCCAAGAACTTGCGGTTAATACAGCGCCGTTAGTCCCGCCGTTACCCCTAGTGTATTCGTTATAATAAATATTAGATGTTGCGTCATAAACAGTCAAAGAATCTTGCATATTAGCTAAAGTTCTGTAGCTAATAACATCGTCTGTTCTCGCCAATAAAACTTTAATTTTCCCAAATTTTGTTGATTCTATTTGAGAAATATAAGGGATTAACGCCTCCTCTAACCCGCCGTACACTATTTCATAATATTCGGCCTGTATAAAAAAGGCTTGTTTGTTATTTGTTGTTGTAAAGTTAAAGTTGCCACCGTTTGATTTTAAGAAGTAACCAAGCGCCCAGCTATGGTAGGCGAAGCTGGCGCCAGAAAACCATGCGCTTCTTCCTGTTGGTGAAAGGCAATATATTCTACTTCCTTCAGAAACCAAGCCTTCTAATGAAAAACATACGCCGTTGTCATCTAGTCCAAAAGCGCATGAATCAAATACAGCTTTTGAGTTTGATAAGTTACCTAATTTGACACCTACATCCATATATTCTAAATCAACTGATTGAACTTTAATATCGGGGTCAGTATTTAAATAAAAACCAGTTTTATAATTTTGGATAAAACCGCCTGTAATAACAATGTTAGTTGGGTTTCCGTCTATATATACGCCAGTATTATTAGTGGCTTTCGTAAACCCATCAAAACGCAAATGAGTCCAAGTGTGGCTTGTCCCGCCAGCCAATTTTAAACCTATAGATGTAGCCGCAACAGCTACATTATCTAACCGACTAGCCCATGACAAAGCTAAATCAATACCAACAACAAATCTTTTAAATGAACAGTCACGCATTTGAACTTCACGCACCCAGTACGATGGGTTTGCTGCGCTGAAACCGTTGCATATGTTATCGCCCTCAAAAAACATACTATCAAGTCTAATATTCATTGTATTTTGCGATGTAACTGGAACCATCCCAAAATTGTCAGAACCAATACCAGAAAATATAAACTTAGAGCTTTGAGCCTCTACATCTATGCCATAAGTCTGTGTTTTTTGCCCAGTAATAGTGGTGCCTCTAGGCAACACAAGGGATGCAGTAATTAAATAGTTGCCTACGGGCACATTAAGCGGAACGCGAGCGTTGATCGCTGTTTGAATTGCTACCGTATCATCCGTTACCCCATCACCAACAGCCCCAAAATCTTTGATTGATACGGTTTCACGCAGTTTGGTTTGAACAGTAGTAGCAACCGCGCCTGTTCCTGCTTGTATAAACCCGACAAGTGAAGAACCTGTTGGGCTATTTAAATCTAAATTATCGTAAGTACCAGGCACAAAATCGTAAGTGTTTAACAATACATCTGTACTAGTTTTAACTATAAATTTATAGTATTCAGCATCACCTTCTTTTAGCCAAATTTCACCTGTTGGTACGCGCCCCGCTGAATCAAGAATAATAGGGTTTGGGTGTGCTGTAGCCGCCGCTTGAGATGTATACACAGCAATGGGTGCGGTTGTCCCCGCAAGGTACGTAAATAATTTGCCCCCAGCTAACGGTTTACCGTTATTGTCTAAAAGCTGAGCGCCAATGCCTGCAAAAAGTGAAGGTGTACCTGACATTATTATTCCTTTAAGCCCAAATTCTAATAGGATACGGCTGTGGGTCGATACTAAACGGTAACAGAGGGTCAGGGTCTTCGCTAACTACCCTAACATTTACAAACCAACCATCGTAAGAAATTGGCACGTAACCTTCTGTCACTGGGTCAGGCGCAGGTTGATAGATAACCCCAATCGTGTCAATGTTAACGTAATTAGGCACATAATGCCACCGCAAAGGGATAGGCTCAACGTCAGGGTCTTCGCTCCACTCGTCTACTACTTTAGTGTAGAGAACT